ATACTGATGGTGTTTGGCCGTCATGTATTAACTTGGCTCGTAAGAACTATGCGGTTATGGATGCCAAGGGTAAAATCAAATTGACGGGTAATAGTATCAAGTCTAAGAAACTTCCAATCTATATTGAGGAGTTCTTGGATAAAGGAATTAAGATGTTATTAGAAGGTGATGGTCAGTCGTTTGTTGAGTATTATTATGAATACCTACAAAAGATTTTTGACAAACAAATTCCATTAAGTAAGATTGCACAACGAGCTAAAGTTAAATTATCTCTTGATGATTATAAGAAACGATTAAACACTAAAACCAAAGCGGGTAATAGTATGAGTCGTATGGCTCACATGGAACTTGCATTACACGAAAATCTTGCAGTTAATCTTGGTGATGTTATTATGTATGTAAATAACGGATTAAGAGCATCTCATGGTGATGTACAGAAAAAAGGTGATGGGGTCCAACTTAATTGTTATATGTTAAGTAAAGATATATTGGAAAACAACCCAAACTTAACGGGTGACTATAATGTACCAAGAGCAATCTCAACATTCAATAAGAGAATGGAACCATTAATGGTTGTATTTCAAGATGAGGTTAGAAATAACTTAATTGTTAGTGACCCTGAAAAACGAGGTATCTTTACAAAGGCACAATGTGAATTAATTAACGGACATCCATTAGGTGATGGTGACCAAGATAGATTAGAAGAAGATGTACTTGATGTTACTGAACAAGAATTGAAATATTGGGAAAAAAGAGGATTAAGCCCTGACTATATGTATGACTTTGCTGAAGAGGATTGGAAAGAAAAATTAGGAATTCTTGAGACCGTCTGATGATAGGATGTACCAATTACCAGCACAGAATCTAAACTCAATACAAGCATATTTGTCGGCAACTATTTCATCGTAATCTTCGTCTATTCTACCAATATCAGGTTTGATTGTTAAATTTGTCATAGATTTAACAACTACATGGTCTGTAGTTTTTGAGTCTAAGATTACTGTAGATTCTGAAATATTTCTAATAATAACACATTCCTCACCGTTTGTTCTGTATTCTTTTTCAGATACAATAGATATTTCGGAAGTCTCAAGGATTTCACCATTAATTAGTCTTGTAGATGGTATTGTTCTTATAATTGCCATAAATTAAATTACATATATTTGACGAGGCATTGCTCTAAACTTCATTTGTTTATTTAAGTTTTCTGCAATTAACGCTTCTTTTTCCATTACTTTTTCAGGTCTCAATCTGGTTAACCAACCTTCAGCACCTGTAAGTTCTTCTATTAATTTTGTTTTTTCGTCTTTACCCTCAGTTAATAGACTTGTGTAATCCATTTGTAATTCTGAGTCAGGAGTTTTTAAGTTTCCACTATATTTCCCTCTAACTCGACCTAATGTTTCTTTAACATAAGCCGTGAACCATCTTCTCACCCACTGTTGTGCAGGTACATTTAAATCTGACCAAGTAAGTTCTTCTAATGGAACATCATTAGGCATTTTAATTACATCGGGATTGTTTTTTAAACAATCTGCTCTACTATCAGGTGTTACATCGTAATACCAATACCATACGGCTTTACCAACATAATTACTATATTGACTCCAGTTAAAGTTATTACCAGGTGCGTTGTAAAGTTGTAAATCTTTTTTACCATCAGGTAATGCAGTAATTCTATAAGTTAAAGAACCACCAAGAATTCTGTTTAAGATGTTTGCTTCTTGCATTCTTATCAAGTAGTCAAAACCTGACATCATAAAATAAGAACCTTGATAACCCATTTGAGCAAAACCTGCCTCATTGGCTCCTAAACCAACACCACCAAATCCACCAATACCACCCATACCAAATGCGGTCCATGGTTGATTACTAAACCATAAAACTTCATTAATTTCACGACCAGCAGGAATTTCATAGTTTTGTTTATCACGTTCAAGAACAATATAGTCTTTCTTTAAAACCCAAGGACCTTGTGCTTGTAGACCAACAATTTTAGAATACGAGTATGAAAACTGTTGTTCAAAATCCATAGTTCTTGTAATCAACGCTTTTGCAACAGATTTTTCTGTCATGTTAAGATTAACTAAGTTAACCCACTGACTATCAATCAACCAATTCAAAATGTACTGTTCGTAATCTTGAATAGATAATTCCATTAAAGAATCCATCATTTCGTCAGTGACTTCAACACTACGTAATGGTGCACCTAATAGGTGTTTAATTCTTGTATAAATTTTTGACCTTTCTGGTTCTGGTATAACTGACATACTAATAAATATCTTTTAGTTTATTATATGTTATATAAAAGTGACTCGGATGGGAAAACAAAATTACCACCAACAATTTTTGGTTTTTGATTAAAGACTAAAACATTCTTACCTTTTTGAAAAACCATCCAATCTGTCTTATATAATTTAACACTTGCGGTACCTTCTAAAGTAATTCCATCTTCACCGATTTTCATTTCTCTATATGGTTTTACTTGTGCGGTATGTAATTGGCCGTCCTTTGTAATCTCTAAATCAACACCTTGAATTGCATCTTTTTTGTTACCTAATTCACCAACTAATTCAACTTTCGCCGATTTACCAAAAAATCTTTTAAGTATTGCTGCAGTGATTTCCTCTCTCTTACTACCCGCTTTATCTTTTTCGGTTAACGTTCTTAATAAATTATGTAGTGTTGAACTTTCTTTATCAAAAATTCTATATTTGAAATGGTTTAAAGCCCCAACAAGCCTTTCAACCTCTTTCTTTTGTTCTGCGGGAGTTTTGTCAATAAAAACAATAGGATTTTTATTTGGTATGGTCGCAATAACTTGATTAATATCTTTTAATAAAATACAAAATGCCGTGTAGTTAGTATTCAACTTATTAATTACAGACCTACCAGGTCCCTCAAGGTCATAAACCCCCGACAATTGGTTGTTCTCAGGTTTTTCAATAAAGTTTTCACTAAAAACTTCTCTAAGAATTTTATTAATACCATTCATGTATGTCCATTTAATTTCTTGGTTTACATTGAATAACATTCTATAAAATTCGTTTTCTGATTTGGAACACATTTCAGATTTACCCTCACTTAAAACCTGTTTCATTTTTGTTGATTCTAATAACTTGGTTTCAATTTTCATTTCGTACATTTTAGTTACAAAATCCCAATTCACAACTTTCCAAAAGTTTACAATATATTCGTCTCTTTTGTTTCTGTACTTCAAATAATATGCGTGTTCCCACAAATCTAATCCCAACAATGGAAATCCCCCACCTTCAATTACATTCATCAATGGATTATCTTGGTTTGGGGTCGACATAATCTTCAATGTGTTTTTAGTTGTTAAAACTAACCATACCCAACCTGAACCAAATCTTTCTTTGGCAATTTTTTCAAATTCTTTTTTGAAGTTTGTAAATGTACCCCACTGTTTAGTAATCTTTTTGTAAAGTTCACCTGTAAGTTTCTTTGGTTCGGGAGTTAACATATTCCAAAACAATGCGTGGTTAAACGCTCCACCTGCGTTGTTTCGAATTGTTTTATCAAAACGACTAATTGTTTTAATAATTTTTTCTAAATCTAAATCTCCGTATTTCTTTTTTGAAAGTGCGTCGTTTAATTTATCCACATACCCTTTGTAGTGTTTATTGTAATGGAAACTCATGGTTTCGGGGTCAATAAATTGTTTGAGGGCTGAGTAGGAATAAGGTAGTTTCTCTATTCCGATTTTCTTCATTTCTGTAATCAACAACTCTTTTTCTTTTGTTACGTGATTTTCAAGTATCTGTAACTCTAGTTGTTGGATTTTCTCTTTTGTTTTTTTCATAATATTGGATTATCCGTTATATATAAATAATCCGTAATTCGTTAATATCGCAATTCGTTAATTCTTTGTAGTATTTCTTCTGCGGCATCGGCGGGGTGTTGGTTGTCTCCCATAACGGTGGCGATGACTTGTTTTTTGTTGTTTAAGATATCGTAAATGATACCTTCAATTGTGTTTTCGAATATTGGATAATAAACCAAAACATTATTTTTTTGACCGTAACGATATGCTCGGTCTTCAGCTTGAGCGTGGTCTGAAGGTAAGAATGATAAGTCATTCATGATTACCGCTTCAGCTGCGGTTAATGTAATACCGACACCTGCAGCTTTAATATTACCCACAAATACTTTAACTTTTGGGTTATCTTGAAATTGGTCAACAGAGTTTTGACGTTCAGGTTTTGACATTGACCCGTCAAGTTTAACTGCGGATTTACCAAAATGTTCTGTAATTTTATTTAAGGAATCAGTGAAATTACAGAAAATAATAACTTTCTTGTCTTGTTCAAGAATGTTTTCAGCGAGTTCAATAGTTTGTGCAATTTTTTCATCTGCGATGATTTGTCTAACTTTTGTTAATTTTGAAAACTGTACGGTGAGTGATTTGGACTCTTCAGGGTTTTTATCGTACCAATCGTAGTATTCACCCATTACATTTTCATATGACTTTGATTTTAATCTTAAATATACGGGAGTAATAATCTTGTCAGGTAAATCAAGAACGTTTTCTTTTAATCGTCGTAATGTTAAACCAACAGTTCGGTCTCTTAATTCTTCAAGGTTGGATGCTCCTGTTACGTTCCAAACTTTTCTTCCACCAACATTAAATTGGTATCCTGAACAATAACGGATAGCATAAGCCATCCAATTTTTTGCAACGGGTGAGTCAATTAAACTTAATAAGTTAAAGTAGTCGATTGGTCGTGATGTCATTGGTGTTCCCGTCAACAACCAAAGTCGTTCAGTTTTTTTAACGATGTCGTTAATTAGTTTCGTCCTTTGCGCTGTAGCATTTTTGATATAGTGCGCTTCATCGACAATAACCAAATCAAAATTGGCAGCAAGAACTTGAGAGTCATCTTTCTTTTTAGGGTCATGGAAATTTTTTATTATGTCATAGTTTATAATAACAAAATCAGCTTCTGTGCTGAAATTTTTACTTTCTGCGATGTAGATTGATTTGTCAGAATAATTTTCAATCTCACGTTTCCAGTTAATTTTTAATGTTGCGGGGCAAATGATTAATACCTTCTTAGAACCCGATTCTAAAGCTGCGATGATTGTAGATGTGGTTTTACCAAGACCCATGTCATCAGCAAGAATAAACTTTTTATTCTCCACCAATTTTTGAACGGCTTCTTTTTGATGTTCAAGTGGAGGTCGGTGAGAATATTTTGAATAATCAATCACAACATCTTTAACTGAATTGTCTTTAATGATTGCCGCTTTTGGTAACCAAAAATCGTGAAATTCTTCTTTATCTAAAACTTTACCCCAAATGTGGTAAGCTTTCTCTTTATCTGCCAATAACTTCTCAACCCATACCTTTTGTGGTATTTCGGTATATAATTTATCGTCAGCCAATTTCTGTGCAAAGTATGCATCAAGGATTACCCACTTTTTAGCAACCTTTGGTTGTTTATCGTGGAAATTGATAATATATTCTGATTGGCTTCTTGTTGGATAAAACTTTTTATTAACTTGTGATTTGCGTTTTAATTCCAAGATATAGTTATTGCCGCCCTCATAGGACTCAAGAATCGTCATCGCTTTTGACTCTAAACTAACATCGCTCATTTAAAATTAGTAAATTATAACTTAAATATAGTAAATGTTTAGGTATTTATCAATATATGAAACAAACGTCAGAAAAATTGGTTCCGATTACAAGGTTGGGTATGTTCTTCGGTGGTGAAGATTATGACCTTGATATTGGTATGGGACAAGAATGGTTGGAAGGTGATATGAATTTTACAATCGTATTGTATCGTATTGACCGTTACAAAACAAAAAAGGATAATGTATACGGTGAAGTAGTTGAAGACGGAATACAATTCATGGCACCTATCGAGTTAAAAGGGTTGGTTCAAGTTATGGCTCCCGTAAATAAGTTATACGGAAATTCTAAAGTCGAGATTCAAGAACCAGGTAATATGAAATTTTCAATTTATCAAAAAACTCTTGATGACTTAGGTGTTGAAATATTCATGGGCGATTATATTGGTTACTATGAAACTGAAGACCGAGTAAGATATTATTCTGTTAGTGATGATGGATATGTAAGGTCAGATAACAAACACACTTACGGTGGGTACAAACCATTCTATAGAACGGTTACCGCAACTTTTGTAAGTGAGAATGAATTTAGAGGAATATAATGCAAGTAATAATAACTGAATCTCAATTTGATAATTTATTTTTGGGTAAGAAAGTAATGGTGTATTATAATTTACACAAACACACATTTTCTGTAACCTACAACAGTAAAGTAATTATGCATGCCGATTATGTTAAATTGGGTGATGTTGAGTTCAGAGTTAGAAAAGGTGGAAAAGAACGAGTTCGTTCAGAAAAATCAAAAAACGTTCACGCATTTGTAATTGGAAAATTATTAGACTATTGTGAATACCCTTGTGAGGATATTCCAAATCCACCATCAGATAAAGTTGTTACTTATAATCCGTATAAATACGATTCGTTTGTTTATAAAAATAGTGAAGAACCTGTCTACACCGCTCAAGAGGTTGACATGATTAATTCGCAAAATAAACTATTTGTAGTAAAAGAATAATGCCACTACCAAGAACAGTTGTCAAACCAACATTACCGTTAGTTCCAAAAAAAGTTTTATCTGAACGTAGAGAACAACTTTTGGAATATATTAAGGAGGATGGAACATATCTACCTAAATCAGTATTACATGCTGATTTGGATAGGGGTATGCTCGATTTTGTCAAGACAGAACTTGAAGTTGTAACTGCAGGTAAAGTTGTACCTTTGTTGGATATTATCATTACAAGTCAAAACTGGACACAATATTTAGAAACGTGGAAGTTTGTGGATTTAGATTACAACCCGTCCCCGCCATTTATTACAGTAGTTAGAACACCTGAAGTTAAGTACGGTACAAACCCATCACTTCAATATACAATTCCAAATAGAAAACAATTCTATTATGCCTCAGTTCCAACATGGAACGGAAACGAACAAGGTATGGATATCTACACAATACCACAACCTGTTCCTGTTGATATCAACTATCAAGTTAAAATCATTTGCAATAGAATGAGAGAGTTGAACCAATTAAATAAAATTGTGATGCAAACTTTTTCATCAAGACAAGCATATACATTTATTAAGGGTCAATACGTCCCAATCATAATGAACAATGTTTCCGATGAATCGCAGATGAATATGGATTCAAGAAAGTATTATGTTCAGAGTTACGACTTTACTATGTTGGGTTACTTAATAGATGAAGAAGAATTTGAGGTAAAACCAGCAATACAAAGAATGACACAACTTATTGAAGTTGATACATCATTAAGAAAACAAAGACGAGAAAAATATCCTGAAAATCCTGACACTTTTGAAATGCCATTTTTATTTGTTTCGGGAAATACAATATTAAATGACATAATTGACTTTACGGCAAATATGACTTTAATATCTACAGATAATGTAGATACGTTTGATGTTTATATTAATGGTGATTATTATGGTAGTGATTTACAAAGAATTGAAATTACCACAAATGATGTTTTGAGGATTGAAGTTACAAAAGATAATAATTCTCTACCATCCAACATACTATTCGAAAACAAGTTAGTTTAATCTTCTCCATAGATATCTTTCTTTTCTTTACACTTTTCAATAATCAAATTTTCCAAAAACTTATAAATCTTAATTCCACGTTTATCACAGTACTTTTTTAGGATATCATGTGATTCGGGGGATATTTTAATGTTCTTTATTTCCTTCTTAGTTTTCATGGGTAGAAAAAAGGCAGAATTAATTCATACCGTTTATAAATACTTATACAAAAGTAAAGTTTTTTCGTAAAAACTTGAATATTTATCAATAAAATAAATCTGTAACAGAATAATTTAATAATGGCAACAGCACAAGCAAATCAAAAAGTATTCGTATCACCAGGCGTATACACATCTGAAACCGACTTATCTTTTGTAGCCCAAAGTGTGGGGGTTACTACATTAGGTATTGTAGGGGAAACCTTAAGAGGTCCAGCATTCGAACCAGTATTCATAACAAACTACGATGAGTTCCAAGCATATTTTGGAGGGACTGAACCCGTTAAGTTTTATAACACTCAAATTCCTAAATACGAAGCGGCTTATATTGCCAAGTCGTACTTGCAACAATCAAACCAATTGTTTGTAACTAGAGTATTGGGATTATCAGGTTATGATGCGGGTCCATCTTGGAGTTTATCATTAATTGCCAATGTTGACCCAACAACAATCGGTGACCCATCAAACGCAACAACTTTCACTGCAACATTTACAGGTGATGCATCAGGAAGTACGGTTACTTTTATTGGAGGAGCTTTACCTGCTCAAGTTCAAGCAAACTTGAACTTACAATATAGAGTAGCTGATGGTTCAACATCAACATTACAAGGAGACTTTGACGCATATTTAGGTCAAATAATTGACACTCCATCATTATCGTCAACAACTGCGGTTGTTTATGGTGCAATACCTAATGCGGATTACGACACTTTAACAACAACATATAGTGCGGTTACTGACCCTTACAATTGTGTTAATACTTTTAACGATAATGATTTATCTTCAGCGACAAACGACCCTTGGTTCTACGCTAACTTTGACATTTCATCAGGAAATGCATATACAGGTTATTCATTCTATTATGTTGTAGATACTTTAACTACAGGAGGTACAGGTACATTTACAGGAACTATTACAGGTGAAAGTTACAGTTTCACAGGAACTGCTTACACTGAATTCAATAATATGGTTGTAGGTACTATTCGTTCAAGAGGTATTTCATTATACTCAAATAGTTCAACAAGTGAAAACCATGGACCTGTTTACGAAGTGGGTATCGATTACAATAACAATAATGCTTGGGCACCGAATAATTTACAAATTGTAAGTACGGGTCAATACTCAGGAATTACAGATTCACCTTTTGCAACATTCTTATTATCAGGTGTTACAAAAGATAATGATGTTTTCGCATTTGAAACTTCATTATCGGCATTATCGGCAAAATACATAACTAAAGTATTAGGTGTTGATAACTTTGGAAAATCAAGATTTGAAACACCTATATATGTTGAAGAGGTTTACCAAGGTAGTTTGAATTACGCTTACAACCAAGGTTACATCAGAGGTTTAAATTCAGAATTAATTGCATTACCAAGTGCAAGAAGTCAATCAAGTCAGTCAATTGCTTGGAATTTAGAAAGATACCAATCACCTGAAACACCATATATCGTTTCAGAATTAAGAGGTAACAAAGTTTATAACTTATTTAAGTTCATTTCAATTTCTGATGGTGACTCGGCAAACACTGAAATTAAAGTTTCATTGGCAAACATGTCATATAACAATATGTCTTTTGACGTATTCGTAAGAAACTTCTTTGATACTGATGCTAACCCTGTGGTTATTGAGAAATTTACAAACTGTAACATGGACCCAGCGTCAAATAACTTTATTGCTAAGAAAATTGGTTCATCTAACGGTGAGTTTGCATTAATTTCAAAATACATAATGGTTGAGATGGCTGACGAAGCTCCGATTGACGCATTACCTTGTGGTTTCTATGGATACACACAAAGAGAATATTCTGACGTTACTGAATTCCCATCACCATATCCTAAATTCAAAACTAAGTATGACTATCCAGGTGAAGTTATTGCTAACCCACCATTCGGTACTGCAACTGGAGGTTCTAACTCTGTTGAATCACCAGGAGATATTGTAAGAAGAACTTACTTAGGTTTCTCAACTCAATATGGTATTGATGAGTCATTCTTAACTTATAAAGGAAAACAAAACCCACAAACAGGTTGGGAAACTGCAACTGATTCAGTTAAATGGAATGTATTAAGTAAAGGTTTCCACATGGACTCAGGAGCAACTGTTGTAACTATTTCTAATAGTTCAATGTCAAGTGGTCAAACCGCGTTTGAATGTGGTGTTGCAGAATTTAGAGAAGACCCAGCAACTCAAGAAAATCCATACTACTTTATCTACTCAAGAAAATTCACTATCTGTTTTGCTGGTGGATTTGACGGATGGGATATCTACAGAGAATGGAGAACTAACGAAGACAGATTCCAATTGGGAGCGTCAGGTTATTTGGCAGGTGCATTTCCATCATCAAGATACCCAACTGCAACAGGTGACGGTATGTTTAAGAGAATTGTTGTTCAAAACAATACTCAGGATTTTGCAAACACTGACTACTACGCATACTTACTTGGTATCTTAACGTTTGCTAATCCTGAAGCGACAAACATTAACATATTTGCAACTGCAAGTATCGATTATGTTAACAACTCTAATCTTGTAGAAGAGGCAATTGACATGGTACAATACTCAAGAGCAGATTCAGTTTATATCTGTACTACTCCTGATTACAGAATGTATACACCTGATGCTTCAAATCCTCAGGACATCATTTACTCACAAGAAGCGGTTGACAACTTGGATAACACAGGTATCGACTCTAACTATACTGCAACTTACTATCCTTGGATTTTAACAAGAGATACTGTAAACAATACACAAATTTACTTACCACCAACGGGTGAGGTTTGTAGAAACTTGGCATTGACCGATAACATTTCATTCCCTTGGTTCGCATCTGCGGGTTACACAAGAGGTCTCGTAAACTCAATCAAAGCTAGACAAAAACTTACACAAACTGACAGAGATACATTGTATCAAGGTAGAATCAACCCTATCGCAACTTTCTCTGATGTTGGAACTGTAATTTGGGGTAACAAAACTTTACAAGTTGCTGACACAGCACTTAACAGATTGAACGTAAGAAGATTATTACTTCAAGCTCGTAAGTTGATTTCAGCAGTAGCGGTAAGATTATTGTTCGAACAAAACGACCAGATTGTAAGACAACAATTCTTGGATAGTGTTAACCCTATCTTAGATTCAATCAGAAGAGACAGAGGTTTATACGATTTCCGTGTAACCGTATCATCTTCACCTGAAGACTTAGATAGAAATACATTAACAGGTAAAATCTACTTAAAACCTACGAAGGCATTAGAATTCATAGATATCGAATTCTTCATTACTCCAACAGGAGCTTCGTTTGAAAACATTTAATAAACTAACGGGGGTACTAATCATACCCCCTTTATTTGCCAAATATGAAAAGACAACTTAGAGAGGGATTTAAAGGTGAAGGAACACCAGATATGAAATATTATGCGTTTGATTGGGACGACAATATTGTTCACATGCCAACAAAGATAATATTAAAGACTGATGATGGTGATGAAGTTGGTATGAGTACAGACGATTTTGCGGAATATAGAAGTAAAATCGGAAAAGAAGATTTTGAATACAACGGAGACACTATTGTAGGATTTGGTGAAGACCCGTTCAAAAACTTCAGAACTGCGGGTGATAAAGATTTCTTAGTTGATGCAATGAGAGCAAAACTTGGTCCAGCATTTAATGACTTTAGAGAAGCAATTAATAACGGTTCAATATTTTCAATCATAACTGCAAGAGGTCATAACCCCAACACTTTAAAACAAGCTGTTTACAATTATATTATTGACGGATTTAATGGTATCGATAAGGACCAACTAGTTAAGAACCTTAAAAAATACAGGACGTTTGTAGACGAAGACGATATGACGGACGATGAATTAATCAAGTCGTATTTAGAACTCAACAAATATCATCCAGTGTCGTTTGGTGATGAAAAAGGAGCTGCCAACCCTGAAGAAGCTAAGGTTCGTGCAATGGAAGATTTCGTTTCTTATATTAAAGGAATGGCGAATTTATTAAGTAAAAAGGCGTTTGTAAAAAATGACATTTCAAATAATTTCGTTCCAGAGCAACCTATAATTGGATTTTCAGATGATGATGTTAGAAATGTAGAAGTAATGAGTAAACATTTTAAAGATAAACCAGATAATATAGTTAAAACTTATTCTACTGCTGGTGGCGTTAAGAAGGAATATAAGTAATGAATAACCTTAACAAAATAAAAGTAAAGAGAAAAAATTTTTAACAAGAGTATATTTATAGAAATAAACAAAACAAAAAAAACAAAATTAAAATAACATGGCTGATTTATTAATGAAAATGCCGATACCTTACGAACCGAAACGCCAGAACCGTTTCATCTTAAGGTTTCCGTCAAGTTTGGGTATCAACGAGTGGTTTGTTGAAAGCGCTTCAAGACCATCTATTAAGATTGGTGCAACTGAAATACAATTCTTAAACACATCTACATTCGTTGCAGGTAGATTTAACTGGGACCCAATTAGTGTTAAGTTCCGTGACCCTATTGGACCGTCTGCTGCTCAAGCACTTATGGAGTGGGTTCGTTTACACGCTGAATCAGTGACAGGTCGTATGGGTTATGCTGCGGGTTACAAAAAAGACATCGACCTTGAAATGTTGGACCCTACAGGAGTTGTTGTTGAGAAATGGATTCTTTATGGAACTTTCTTAACTGATGTTAACTTCGGAGCGTTATCTTATAGTCAAGATGCGTTGGCGGATATCACAGCTTCTTTAAGAATGGATAGATGTGTGTTAGTATACTAATACTATTTACATAAAATCATACTCACTTATATTTAACCGTAAAGCTAATAAACTTTACGGTTATTTTTTTATATGGAAAATCAAGCAAGAGACTACGGTCAAGAAAATTTTACACTACCACACGATGTAGTTCAGTTACCTTCACAAGGTATATTTTATAAAAATAAAAAGAAAACCTTAAAGGTTGGATATCTTACTGCTTCCGATGAGAACATTCTTATGGGTGGTGCAAATGATTTAACAATGACCTTGTTAAGAGCAAAAATCTATGAGCCAGATGTAAGAGTTGAAGATTTAATTGAAGGTGACGTTGAAGCAATTCTAATCTTTTTAAGAAATACTGCGTTTGGTCCTGAAATGACTATTAATGTCACTGACCCTGCAACTAAAAAACCATTCCAAACAACTGTAATGTTAGATGAGTTATCAATTGTTGGTAACCAAAAATCAAATGAAGATGGTACCTTCACGGTACTTTTACCAAAGTCACAATCTACTATTAAATTAAAACCATTAACTTACGGTGAAATCATGGACATTAATTCCATGGCGGCAATGTACCCACAAGGTAGAACAGTACCACGAGTTACTTGGAGAATGGAAAGAGAAATTGTTGAAGTAAATGGTTCATCCGATAAGGCGGGGATTGCTAAATTTATTGAGTCAATGCCAATTATGGATTCAAAATTCATCAGAAAATTTATGAATGAAAATGAACCAAGATTAGACATGAACAAAACTATTATGGCCCCGTCAGGAGAAAAACTAACAGTGAATGTTGGTTTTGGGGTCGACTTTTTTCGCCCTTTCTTCTGATTATAGAAAAAGTCAAATTGACGAATTTTATTATTTAAGAACATTATTAGGTATAACCTACCAAGATTTTGAAAGAATGCCAATATTTGTTAGAAAGTATCTACTAAATAAATGGCTTGAAGATAACAAGAAGGACTAAAAAATTAGTCCTTCTTCTATTTATATACAAACTGATAATATAAAATGGCGGAAAACGATTTTGAAAATCTAAAAAACTCCATAGAAGGCTTAAAATCTCCTATCGATAAGATATTGGAATCTATTGGGGATATGTACCAAGGTGCCGAAAATCTTAACAACGCATTTCTTCAAGGTAGAACCAGAATGGATGAAATGGCTGATGCGGTTGCTAGGTCTGCCGCTGGTGTTATTCGTTTGGGTGGTAGTATTGAACAAGTTTCATCAACAATGGCAGATATTGCCAGAGGTTCTGAAAGAAATGTTTTGGCTACGGAAGAACAGGTTAGTAAATTATTTGCCGCTAGTCAAATTATTGGTAAAGATACAGAGACTATTGTTCGTAATTTTGCACAGGCGGGTGTAGAGGCGTCTCAAATTGGTACCAACTTAGAACAATCTATAGAATATGTACAAAGTGTTGGTCTAAATGCTCAGGTTGTTATGGGTGAAGTTACCGACAACATGGCGTTGATGAATCAATTTAGTTTTGCCGATGGTGTTGCTGGTTTAACAAAAATGGCAGCACAAGCTTCTATGTTGAGGTTTGATATGCAAAACACCGCAAACTTTGCAAACAAAGTTATGGGACCTGAAGGTGCAATTGAAGCCGCTGCAGGGTTCCAAAGATTAGGAGTTTCAATTGGAAATCTTACTGACCCATTTGCGTTAATGAATCAATCATTAACCGACCCTGGAGCATTACAAGATAGTATTATTAATGCGACAAAACAATTTACTGAGTTTGATGAAAAAACAAAAACATTTAAGATAAACCCTCAAGGTATCTTAATGTTAAAAGAAATGGCTGATGTTACAGGTATTAGTGCTGCTGAATTATCTAAAACTGCTTTGGCAGCTGCGGATTTAGATAAAAGATTATCGGCAATTAGCCCTTCAATTAGTTTTGAAAATGAAGAAGATAAGAAATTGTTGGCCAACATGGCAACGATGGGTAAAGAAGGTGAGTACGTTGTTCAAATTAAAGATGACAAAGGTAATATTGAACAGAAAAAACTTGCAGACCTAACTCAAGACGAATTTGAAAAATTAAGAGAACAACAAGAAAATAGACCTAAAACTTTAGAAGATATTCAAATAAGTCAGTTAGACGTTTTAAAAAATATTCAATCTTCATTGGATGCAAATATTGCTAAGGGTACTTTTGGTGTTGCAGCGACACCTGTTATTAGAGGTAATCTTACAGGTGCTGAAAGAATTAGTCGAGCGGTTGTTAGTTCAATCGATAAAGCGGTTCCTGAAAGCGCGGAAATTACTAAAAAAGTTACCGACGCAGTTGATAAAATGAGTGCACTATTTGTTCAAAAAGATGCTGGTAAATTAAGTGAACAAGATTTTAGTAAACAAGTTGAAGAGTTAGAAAACAGTATAATGAGCCAAGCTAATAGTTTAGGTCAAACAGGTGTTGATGCTTTGAAAGATTTATTACAGGATGCGAATAAGAAAATTACGGGAACTAGCGGAATTGAAAAAGAATTTAAAAACTTTATAAATGAAACTTTAAGCGCTGCTGGAGTTAAAACAAATGCCGCTGCCAATGCGGTAAAAGAAAAGGCTCAAGTCAAACCTTTATCTGAGTCGGATATATTAGGACAAAGTATACAGTCTAAAGTTGCTGCGAAACAAATAGAGTCAAAACAACCTAGCACAACTAATGTAAAAAATGACGTTACAGGAAACATAAAAATTACAATAGATGGGTCTGTTGGGGCGAATGGTTTAACACAACAACAATTAACGCAAATATTCAATAGTGATGCGTTTAAACAATATGTTGCTAATCTTGGAAAAGATACAAAAGGTTCAGGAGTTGTTGCATATCAATGATAAAAAAAACTCAATTAACCTATTTATTAATAAAGTTATAGATGGGTAGTCCATTAGATTATATTAGTACCGAAGGCTTCAGAAAAAAACTGATGACCCGTAATTTAAAACCTTACGGTAAATCACCAAGCCCTGCAACCCCGCCAATTACTTACGAAGTGGTTCAGGGGGATATTTCTGTTATTGATAGTCCTGATTTCTTAATTGATACAACATTTTTTGCCGACAAACAATATACCCTTAACAGATGGGGTAATGAAGGTGGATATGAATTTGCTCCCGACATTTCAGGAAATTTAAATACTGTTTCAAATAACGGGGAATATGGACCAGGTCAACAAGACGCTCACATCGTTGATACGGGATTTGCGGCAACTCAAAAGTGGAGACCATTAAATGCGTATTCAAGTTCAAATAACTTTGATGCGGGTGAAGCGGTAACAACATTAGAGACGGTTAGACCTGACCAAGACAGACCACCAAATGGACAACCATACCCAACGTTTAACGCATCGTCTTATCGTTCAGTTTCTATCCTATTAAGTCCCGACCCTCTTGGTAGTAATGGATTATTAAGCGCGGATTCATTCATCGCTCGTTTAGGTGCAAAAACTTTAAAGAGAGAATTTGAAGACCGAATCGGTAGAGCTATTATTAGAGAAACGATTGGTAGGGCAAACATTTTAAATGTTAATAGTAGTACAAACCTTGTTAATATTTTAACAGGTAATGTTCCGATAATTGAACCAAACTATAATATTACGGTACCTAACAATCCTTTAGGGGCTGCAGCACAATTTGCGTTAAGTCTTGGGGGTAGTCAATTACCGTTCTCAACTATACCAGGTTCTTATTGGGACCCAAATATTAATCCGCCACAACCAACAACAATCCAACAAGCGTTACTTGGTAATCCGTTAGCTGCGGCAGGTAACTTTATTAGTAACCTATTAGGCGCGGGTAAGACAGGTTCTCAAATATTTTTTGAAAATACGGGACAAGGACAAAAATCTTTATTGTTTAAGAATATAAACTTTAACAGATACAAGCCAAGTTATGACCGAACATTAATTGACCGTTTGGGTGGGGCCCTTGTTGGAACCAATACAAACAATGCCAATTATTACGTTGGTTCAACAACGTCTGAACCATCAAGAATATTTTCACCATCAGGTTCATTACCAAATGACCCTTATGGAAATGAAGTTCAAGCTCCTGTTTATGGTCCTGAAGAGTTGGCTCAGTTATATGAAGGACCAAGTAAAGAAATTAGACTTGGTGCTAACGGACCGACCTATGGTAACGGTGGGGGTATTGAAGGTGGTTTCACATGGGTGTCACCAAAATACAAAGGTAATGCTGGTAAAAAAGTTGGTATTGGTGGACAAATAACTAATGACGACGAAGACTTTAAACCATCATCGTATAATACCACTGAGTCAACGGAAAGAACATTTAGAGAAGGTTCTATTCTTGACGACACTCAAAGAATTATTGATAGCCAACCACAAGGTGGTAATCGTTTAAAACACGCGGGTAATGCAATTGACCAAGTTAGTAAAGTATTCAATGATGGGTATAAAGAAATGACGAAAGGTTCAAGAGTGTTAAGTTATGTTGGGGCAATCGGACAAGAGGTTGGTACTGAATACTGTCGTGTGTTTGCCAAAGACGTTCCGTACTTACAATACAATGACCTTCAAAAGACTGACGGTATAACAACTGAAGGTAGAAGATTTTCTTGGTCGGTATTGGATAAGACTTATAATCTTAACATTGGACCAAACAAACAAGAAGGAGGTCAAGACTCGACCAATATTATTGGTACGATGAATAACGCTTATGCTAAGAAATATATGTTCTCATTGGAGAACTTGGCGTGGGCGACATCAAATGCGCCTGGTTACTCTGTGTCAGATTTGGCGGTGTGTGAGAGAGGTCCTAACGGAGGTAGAGTAATGTGGTTCCCACCATATAACTTAACATTCAACGAATCAGTACAGGCAAGTTGGAATCAAAATGATTTTATCGGAAGACCTGAACCCATTTATACATATAAAAATACAAGTAGAACAGGTAGTTTAACTTGGGATATTGTTGTTGACCACCCATCAGTATTGAATGTTATTGTTAATAAAGTTTTAGGTAATGAAACTAACAAGACAAGAATTGATGGAATATTGGATTCATTCTTTGCGGGGTGTAGAAAATATGATATCTATGAATTAGCTAAAAAATACTATACAATTAATCCAAATGATTTGTTTCAAATGCAACAAGCAATTACTTCAAAAGAAGTTACAAGGGAACAAATGGAATATATTGCAAACACAATTAAAGTAGAACCTGAACTCGCGGCACCAAATAGTGGTGGAGGAGCTACAGGTTCTGGTGGTAGTAATGGTAATGGAGGTATTGATTTGTCAAAATACGAACAAATTGGTTTTTATTTTTCAAATGATTACCCACGACCAAAAACTGCACCTAATTACAATGAAATGTATGATGAATATATTGAAGAAAAACCAACGTATTCAAAAAAATCAAACGGTCCTCAGTTAGATGAATTTTATAATACTGTAATTACACCAAACTATAAAATTGCTCAACAATTGGCTATTGATGTTGCTGAGCAAATTAAAAATAGTACTTCTGGTACTGTTACAATTTCAATTGACTCAAGTTGTTCTGCACCACAAACTGTTGAATACAATAAATCTTTGGCGGCAAGAAGGATTGCATCGGTTATAAGATTTTTTAACGAGAATCCTGCAACAAAAAAATATATTGAAGAAAAAAGATTGTTGGTTGTTAGTGGTACTGGATTTGGTGAAGTTGCAACATCAACACCACTAAAATCTAAAAAGACTCAAGAACCTTATTCTGTTAATGAGATGTCACCAGCTCAATCTGTAAACTGTACCGACACAAACCAAAACGCGGTTGGTGGTGATACTCAGGTTGGGGCTAAAGATATTTACACAACACCTGCAATGTCTTGTAGAAGGGCGTTCATATCAAAAATAGATAATAAGTTAAAATCTCCCGACCCTGTTTTACCACCCAAGTATATAACTGTTGTGACGGGTAATGTTGTAACTAAAACTGAAACTCAAACTCAAATAGAAAATGTTGCAGTTGTTAGAGATAATATTACAAAAAGGGTTTTGAGGTCTTTATTATCTGAGTGTGATTATTTTGAGGTAATCAAAGAAGAGACACCTATGGTGTTTGATAATCTAAAAGATAAATTGAAATTCTTCCAACCTGCTTTCCACGCGATTACACCTGAAGGATTGAATACAAGATTAACATTCTTACAACAATGTATGAGGCCAGGTGATACTATACCTGTTGTAAAATCTGTTGGTGGTAAAGATGTTTTAGAATATAACAATGCCACAAACACAGCTTTTGGTACACCACCAGTATTAATATTGAGAATTGGTGATTTTTATAATACAAAAATAATCCCAACAAGTTTAAGTTTAGCGTACGAACAATTAGATATTAACCCTGAAGGGATTGGTGTTCAGCCAATGATTGCAAAGGTAACATTAGCATTTAATTTTGTTGGTGGTAGTGGTCTTAAAGAATCTGTTGATAAGTTACAGAATGCATTAACATTTAACTACTATGCCAATACTGAAATTTACGATGATAGGGCAGATGTTACTGATACAAGTTATCAAGTATTGGATAAAGAGTTTTTACAATTTGCGGCAATTTCTGGTGTTGCGCCTCCAACAATCAATAATGCTGCGGTTGATAATGGACAAAGTAACGAAAACACAATTGGAAGTATAGTTAGTAGTCAAGTTAATGTTTCAGGAATTGAGACTGGTGAAATTAACTATAAAACTTTCATGGATAATTTAGTAACGGATACCCAAACATATTTTACTACAGTTGTTAACAAGAATAGAGAGGTTGCAAATCAATATAATAATGCTATGAGACAACAGTGGATGTTAGAAAGAAACTATATGGATGGTAAAATC